GCAGTTTTGCAGCCACAGGTCAAACAGTTGATTTAAATAAAGCAGTAAAAGTTTCTGGCGGCACAGGCAGTTTTGTACTGACAGGCCAGACTGCCAACTTTGAAAATGCTTACTTGTTGGCAGCGGCAACTGGATCGTTTGCCCTTACTGGTAGCACGGTAGACTTTGGAATTAGTAAGGCATTTGGCACAGGTGGCTTCGCGCTCACTGGTCAAGGCATTAATTTAAATAAGGCTGTCCGTATCTCAGCAGATGCTGGCAGCTTTGCCTTGTCTGGACAGGCGGCTGTGCTTGATCCAAACTTTGGCAACAAACTTATTGCGGAAGTCGGAAGCTTTGCGGTTTCTTGGCAAACTGCACAGATAACCAAGTCACTATCTGTTGATTTGAATGTAGGGTCTTTTTCTTTAGCAGGCCAAGACGCAATCGTTGAGAGCGGTGTTAGGCTTTTAGCAAGCACAGGATCGTTTAGTTTATCTGGGCAAGCGGTAGATTTTAATAAACAGCTTAATGTAAGTGGCGGCACAGGATCGTTTACACTCACTGGTCAGAATGTAAGCTTGGCTGCTGGCGCTTTGATTGCTGCTGGTGCTGGTACGTTTACAACAAACGGCCAAGATGTAAGTATTAATGTCGCTAGATTACTTGAGGCTGGCGCGGGATCGTTTGGATTAACTGGTCAAGCTGTTACGATAAATCGCACAATAAGAATGACTGCTGATGTCGGAGCGTTTACTTTAACGGGTCAAGATGCTGGCGCATTTATTGGAGAGATTTTTGAGACAGGCGCGTTTAGCCTGTCGGGGCAAACTGTTGGTTTAAGCAAAGCCGTAAAACTATTGGCTGGCACTGGTTCGTTTACCTTGTCAGGGCAAGATGTTATATTTGATGCGGGCGCAAAGCTTATTGCTGACGTTGGTTCGTTTGCGTCAAACGGCCAAAACGTATCTCTTAAAAAATCTATTACTGAAAGCTTTGGCGCGGGTTCTTTTGTTTCTACTGGATTTACTGTTCAGTTTGAAGGCGGTAAATTTATTTCTGCGGATCATGGATCTTTCCAAATTACTGGATCTTCGGTCATACTATTAAATGCAAAAGGTATAGTGTTAGAAGCTGGTATTTTTAAAGTTCTAGCCAGTGATGTGAAAATTAGAGGATGGATATCTGCACCCCCGATTTCAGAAACTTGGAGTGATGTTTCTGTCACAGACGAAGTTTGGACCGAGCAGCTAAAATCCTCTGAAACTTGGACTGAAGCTGCTTAGCCTGGCACTGCCAGAGAGGTGATCTAGATCGCCGCTAAATAATCCTTAAAAAGTTTTAAAAGATGATTGAGATTATGGCGCTTGCTGCCACGGTTACTCAAATCGGCTCCAGCCTTTCGACGGCTATTGGGGCCGGAAAAGATATTGCCAGCTTGCTACCGCATTTCGGCAAGCTGGCGAAGCTGGAAACAGAAATAAACCTGGCAGAGCGCGGCAAACACAAGGGGCCGCTAGGGCGCCTTACATCGAGTGAGGAAGAAGGTTTTGCGATTGCACAGGCGAAATTAGCACATTCAGAAACGATGAACCAGCTGCGCGAGATTTGCTCTATCTACGGCATTTGGAATGTCGTTCAACACGAAATGGCAGCTGCGCGAAAGCGGCACAAAGAGGCGCTTGAAGAGCAAGCAAGGCAACGCGATCAGATGTTTTGGGGGCTCAGCTTAACAGCTGGTGTTTTAATCTTTATCGCCGGCCTTGCGTTTATGATTTGGGGCGCTGATGCGCTTTACAATCGATAACCGCCAAGCAGAGAAAAACTAAAAATATTCTATATTATGACGAAAAATATGAGGCAATCACATGGCAATTAGCATCACAAAAGCGACTGTCGGCGGCAACGAAAATTCTTGGGGCTCTCTAACCAATACTGCGCTCGACACCATCGTTGATGCGGTCAACGGTACGACAGGCACGGTCGAACCAAATCTAAGCGCGCTGAAAATAAATGGCACGGCTGTCACCGCGTCAGCCGCCGAGCTTAACAAGCTCGATGGAGCCAGTGTTACGACTGCCCAATTAAACGTCCTGGGCGCTCTCACGGCGTCAGCCGCCGAGTTAAACAAACTTACTGGCTGCACGACCTCGACCGCCGAGCTTAATTATGTTGATGGCGTAACGAGTAACATTCAGACGCAGTTCAGCGGATTAAGTAGCGTTTATGCGCCTCTTGCCTCACCGACCTTTACTGGCACCGTTACCACTCCAGGGGTTACGGTTTCTGGGGGAACTCAGAACTGGACAGCTGAAGTTGACAGTAATGAGTTGTTTTTAAAATATGGGGGTACTTCAAAAGCTAAAGTTCCCGATACAAATACTGTTGTTGGTCATTTAGGAGAGCAGTCAACTTCCACATGGACAACTGGAACAGGCACAACAGAAAGTCTTATTTCTCCAGTTAAATTAAAGGGCGCGATTGACAGCCAGCTTAATGTGTCAGGCTCCGCTCCTATCTATGGCGTTCGCGCTTGGGTAAATTTTGTTAGTAATGGATCTAGTAGTGCAAATGCTACATTAAATGGCTCTGGAAATATTGCTACCGTTTACAAAACTGGAACAGGTAATTTTACAGCTACGTTCACCACAGCGATGCCTGACGCAAATTACGCAATTACATTTGCAGCGGGGGTAACTACATCTGCGTCAGCAAATGATGGAACCTGTATAGATGTGTATTCACGATCTGCCTCTGCTTTTTCGTTCACAGTTACAGATCCATCTGGAAACAACTATGCCAACCCCCATACTGTTATGATTACGGTAGTACGTTAAGGGAGGCAGTATGACACTAATTCCCCTTGATATACCCGCCGGATTTTACCGCAACGGCACTGACCTAGAGCAGTCTGGGCGCTGGCGCGATGGCAGCTTGGTTAGGTGGCGCGATAACAGCTTACGCCCGATCGGCGGCTGGCAAGAACGCAAGGCATCGTTCTGTACTAATCCCGTGCGCGGAATGCACGCTTGGGAAGCCAACAATCAAACTGCATACGTTGCCGCTGGCTCATATAATGAGCTAATTGCGATGACGGGCAACGGAACATTATTTGACATTACGCCTTCTGATTTAGTGACCGGTCGAGAAAGCGCGCTTGTTGAAACTGGCTACGGTTTTGGTTTTTATGGAAGTGGCTATTATGGCACTCCAATTCAACAAAATGCTAATGCAGTGCCTCAAGAAGCCACTCAATGGTCGCTCGATAATTTTGGTCAATTTTTGGTGGCTTGTAATAAAGAAGATGGCCGCTTGCTGGAGTGGCAGTTGGGATCGAGTGCAGACGCGGCGCCAATATCCAACGCTCCGATTAATAATCTGGGTCTGTTAGTTACAGAAGAACGATTTATTTTTGCCCTTGGATCTGGGGGAAACCCAAGAAAAATCAGCTGGTGCGATCGTGAGGCAAATACAGTCTGGACAGCGGCAGCAACCAATGAAGCCGGTGATATTGAATTAGCTGATGCCGGCCAAATCATGCAGGGCATAAGAACGCGCGGCCAGACGCTTATCTTAACCGACACATCGGCCCATACGGCGCGCTACCTGGGTCCACCCTATGTTTATGGCTTTCAGCGCGTTGGAACATCGTGCGGCGCTATTTCACGCAAGGCTGCGAGCGATGTCGATGAGGGTGTATTCTGGATGGCCCAGAAAGGTTTCTTCCGCTTTGACGGAAACCGCGTCCAAGAGATCCCCTGCGATGTTCACGATTATGTTTTTGGTGATATCAACACCTCTCAACAATCAAAAATTTGGTCTTTTGCAAACGGCCAATATGGCGAAGTTTGGTGGTTTTATTGCTCTGGCGGTGCAAACGAAATCGATCGTTATGTCGCGTTGGATTACAAAGAAGGCCATTGGCTGATAGGAAATCTATCGAGGACCAGCGGCGTTCAGCGCGGCGTTTTTCGTTATCCATTTCTCTCTGGAGAATATGCACAAACTGTAAATTATAATGTTACGGTTGTGAGCGATGGTGGAAATAAATACGCAATACAGAATATTTCTGGATCTGCTCCGACTTTAAGCTTTGCGCGGGGGAATACATATGTATTCGATCTTTCGGACGCATCAAATTCTGGGCACCCCTTTGCGTTTAGGACAAGCGCAGATGCATCTTATACAACTGGTGTAACCACAACAGGAACAGCTGGGCAAGCTGGAGCAAAAGTAACTATCGTTGTTGCAGCTGATGCGCCAGATAGCTTGAAATATTATTGCACTGCGCATGGCAATGCTATGGGCAACACAATTGCTGTTGGTGGGCCTGTCAGTATTTTTGAGCATGAGGTTGGTTTAAACGTAGATAGCTCATCTATTTTTGCTGAAAGTGGTCCAATCAGCATTGGCGCTGGGGAGCAAGTCGCAAAGGTGACGAAGGTCATTCCAGACGAGCTAACCCAGGGCGATGTAAATCTGACTTTTAAGACGCGTTTTTATCCCAATGACGCAGAAACGAGCCACGGCCCATTTACAACGTCTAATCCTACGCCGGTGCGATTTACCGGCCGGCAGCTGCGCATGCGCGTTGAGGGCGCGCGCTTGGCTGATTTTAGGGTTGGCAATATGCGCCTGGATATGGTGCCAGGGGGGCGAAGATAATGCCATCACCCATCCTACCACCAATCGGCTTTGACCTCACTCAGTGGGGCTTACAGCTAACCTCATTCTTACAATCGAACCTGGCAAAGCTGGGCTTTAAAACGGCCAGCGACAACCCGTCTGAGGACGGCGTAATATTGTGGGATGCCGGCAATAAATATGTCGTTGTCAGTCTTGATAATGCGTTTCGCCAGGTAGCGACTAAACAGGCCGTACCAAACGCCAACACCGGATCGGCCGGTGATGTCGCTGGCATGGTTAGCTGGGATAATAATTACATTTATGTCTGCACCGGTAACCACGATGGATCTGCTGCGATCTGGAAGCGGGTGGGGCTCAGCACATGGTAAAACACGTTGAATTAGGACGCTGCAAAGATTGGATCGAGGCTGCTTTGGCCAAGGGCGAAGGCACGCACGATTTCTGGGATATCGTCGATGGGGTTTATTCTGGGCATATGCAGCTTTGGCCTCGCGCCAAAGGGTGCCTGGTTACAGAAGTCGTGGTATATCCAAAACGAAAGATCCTTAATGTGTTTTTGGGCGCCGGTGAATTGGACGAACTGGCCGACATGCACCAGGACATAATTAAGTGGGCAAAGGACAGCGGGTGCAATGGCGCCTCGATCAATGGCCGGCGCGGATGGGTTCGCGCGTTTAAGCAATACGGCTGGAAAGAAATACAGAGCACAGTAGGATTGGATTTTTAGATGAGCGGTGGCAAGGGCGGTCAAACACAACAAACATCAAATCAAACGGGAACGAGCGAGGCTGTAAACAGAGTTCCCCCGTTTAGCGAAGGTTTGGGCATCAACAACATTTTAAAGGCAGATGCCATCAGCGGCATGGGCCCGATTAGAAATTATGGCCCCACGGTCGCTGCTTTTAATCCAACGCAAATTGCTTCATTTCAAAATACGGCTGACACGGCGAATGCTTTCGGCATGGGCGTGCCCGCTGACATAATGGCCGGCATGCCGAAAGCCACAGATTTTGGCGGCGGCGTAATGGGTTACTCAGCTGCGCCGGTGGTCGATAATATGATGGCTGAATTAGAGGCAAAAGCGCCAGGCCAATTTGATGCAATGACCGGCATGTATATGGACCCTGTCACCGGTGAGCAGCCAACGTCTGGCCCATTCGCTCCGATCAGCCCAGGCATTCTAAATGCGCTTCTAGATGAATATCAAAATTTGAGGATCACATGAGCAACTCAGCAAATCCAGCAATGGTTCAGCCTGGTCAGGCTGTTGGAACAACCGCCGCAAATACTTACAATTCGGCGGTAAACGCTACCAATAACGCCATGAATTTTCAGCCTGGCTCGATCGCTGGCGCGGATTTGACGCAATATCAAAATCCATATCAGCAACAGGTGATCGACAATAACCTGGCGTCGATGAACCGCGCTAATCAAATGGCTCTTAATAATGTCGGCGCGCAAGCGGATAACGCCGGCGCGTTTGGTGGCTCCAGGCAGGGCGTGGCAGAGGCTCAGACAAACGCAGAATTTCAGCGCCAGGCAAACCAAATGATCGCGCAGCAAAATATGGCTGGGTTTCAAAATGCGCAGAACATGGCGCAGTACGATATTGGCAATCAGTTTAACCAGCAAAATGCTGTTTTAAATGCAGCCAATCAGCTGGGCGGGCTCAGCCAGCAAGGGTTTAATTATGATCAGACCCTTAACAACAATCTGGCGAATGTCGGTAATCAACAGCAAAATCTCATCCAGCAATTAATCAATGCTGCAAATCAGCAATATGGCGGCATCACCGGATATGGCGCAAACATGCTTCAGCTGCCTCTTGCAGCTGTCGGCGCCGCGCCAATGACAAGCTCGACAAGTGGCACGACCACAGGATCGACCACTGGGTCTAGCACATACAATCCCGGGATTTTTGATTATCTGACGGCGGGAGCAACGATTGGCGGCATGGGTAGAGGCAGATAGATGAGCGGAATTTTAAGCAACTTACTAAAGCCAGAAAACATGGACCGGCTCGCGCTGGGCTTTAATCAGCTGCGCATGCGGCCGGATGCTGGCTTAGCAACGACAATCCAAAATCGCCAGGCGCTGCGCCAACAGCAACAGGGGCGTGACGCGGCAATGGAGTTTTTCCAGGGCAAGCCAGGCGCTGATGCATATGTCGCTGCCCTGGGCGCCGGTGGAGATGGTCCAAGCTTAATCCAAAGCTTTATCACCGCGCAGAGCGCAGCGGCGCGCAGCAATGTCGGTAAGGTCGATCGGAATAGAACGATTGAGCTTTTGGATGCGCGTTGTGAAGCCGGCGAGCAAGACGCATGCCGTATGGCAGCTGCCATCAAGGCCGGTGGGAGCGCTGCTCAAATACTTGGCATTTATGCTCAGAAAGATGCTTCTGGCAGCGCAGTGCAAAGTGTAAAAGAATTTGGTCGTGGCCTTTCCAAAGTTACATTAAAAGACACCACCTCTAAGTATTACAATAACGGCGTTGAAATTACTGATCCTGTTGCAATTGGGCAAGCTATCGCAGCTGAAAAGGCATTTGACAATCAGCAAGCTGGAGATAAGGAAAAAGCAAAGGCAGAAGGCAAAGGCGAAGGAACTCAAATTGTAGACCAGCGCGCCGCCATTCAAGGCGTTTCCAATATGTTTAATAGCTCGAAGGCATTAATTGCCAAGCTATACAACCACTCAGGCATGGCGGCGGCTACCGGCACAGTAAACGGCGCAAGGGGTTTAGGAACCTTTGGAGCCGACAACCCCGCAAAAGAATTTATAACTTTGCATAACCAGCTAGCTGGGAAAATCTTTTTAGCAGCTTTCGCTGGATTGAAAGGTGGCGGTCAAATTACAGAACTTGAAGGGCAAAAAGCCACCGAAGCTTTGTCTAATGTCAATAGACAGTTAGATCCACCAGCCTACAGAGGTGCGTTAGAGCAATATTTATTAGACTTACAATCACAAGTGTTACGTCTGGAAGAGGAATTGCAAATAATGATCTCCAGGGGTGACCGACCAGCCTTAGAAATGCCAAGCTTTGAACCGGATTTAGGATAATGGAAATTTCAATACGCGAGCTACGCAAGCGCCCAAAATATCAGACTGAACGCATCCAGGCGATGTCGGACGAAGAGTTTGCTAGCAAATATATTGCGGCGATGAAAAAAACCGGTGTTGATGTTACGGTCACGGGCATAGACGATCCAGACGCGCCTGACACAAACGTATTTGAGGATTTGACTAAGGCTATAGGTTCGGGGATTAATAGCGCCCTAGCTGGAGTTATTGGGCTTCCTGGTGCGTTTACAAACACTGTCGAGATGGGAATGGACCGGCTAGGCATGGGAAGCCGTGATGCGGATAACCGCGCGTTTGGTTTTCCAGAGGCGACAGCTGCAATTAACCAAGTGCGTGAAAAGCTGCCACCATATTTGGCCGGCACAGATCCAAGCTTTCAGCCGCAAACCCGCGCGGGTCGTTACTTAAAAACCGGATCAGAATTGGTTGCATCTGGCGGTGCTGGTGGCGGCGCGCGGAAAATGTTGCAGCAAGTAGTTGCACCAACACTTTTGTCAGAAGGCGGCAGAGAGGCGTTTGAGGGATCAATCCTGGAAACGCCAGCGCAAATCGCGGGGCTGATGGTTGGCGGGAAGGCGCTAGATGTCGCAGAGAACGCCCTGGCCGGCGGCAAGGTCGATCCTAGACGATTAGAGGCCGTAGACACGCTGAGAAACGCTGGCATTGAGCCAACAGCTGGTCAGGCAACTGGACAGCGCAGCCTTGCCTTTGCAGAAGAAGCAACGCGGTCTGGCCAAGCAAAACGACAAGGTGCAGTCGATCAGTTTTCGAATGCTGCAATTACGCAAGCGATCCCGCCATCGTTTCGGGATAGGGTTCAGTTTGAACCAGGCATGATGCCCCAAGAAAAAATGGAAAAACTGCGCAAAACGCTGACCGACACGATGGATGAGTTAGCTGCGCGCAACTCTGTTCCGATCACGACTGAGTTGTTTGAAGAAATTTTTGAGATCGCTCAGGATTATAAAAAGAAACTCAGCACCAGTGAGAAATCTCCATACATCGAGCAGCTAGCTGAAGAGATGGTCGATCTGGCCGGCGCTGGTCAGCTAAGAGGATCTGAGTTTCAGCGCATCAGAAGCGACTTAAGCGAGCTTACGACCAAGGACGGGATCACAAAAAAAGCAGCGATCAAAGCAATTATTGCGCTTGAGGACGCAATGGGCAAGCAGATCGCCAAGGGCCGCAACACTGAAGATATCGCTTTGTATCGAGATGTTCGCAAAGGCTATAGCGATCTGATGGTGCTAGAGGACGCAGCGAAAAAAAATAAAGACGTTGAGTTTAACATCACGCCCTCTGCGCTTGCGATCGCTGCCAGAAACAAAGACACACAGTCGTATGTTTATGGCCGTGATACTTTCTCTGATTTGTATCGCGCCGGTAACACGATTTTGACGCGCGCTGATAACCCAAGCGGTACGGCAAACACACTAAAGGCAATGGCGCCTTACGCTGCTCCTGTTGCAGCTGGTGCGCTCACCGGCATGGCAACAGGTATCAATCCATTAACGGCGATGGCTGGCATGGCTATGGTTCCCCTGGCGCGCAACAAAGCGTTGCAGAGCAATGTTGCCCAGGAATATTTTAAGCGCACTATGCGGCCAGGAGAGAGAGCCCCAACAGCTAGCGTACCAGGCATCCTGGTCGGGCTCCAGGAGCTACAGCAACAGATGCGCTAAAACGTATTCTTTTTTTGCTGCACGTTACGACCGATGTGCACCAGGGCGCCGACAACCTCAAGATCGTCGGCTTCGAACCATCCCATGTTATCGATTGTTGGGTTTAAACAAGAAAGCCAAACCCGATCGCCAGCTTGAATGTCTGGATGGCTGTAAAACATTGCCCAATCTTTTTCAAAGCGGAATAAATAGTAACCCTCGATGCGAGGGTCTGTTTGTTCCTTGTCAAAAAACAAACTGTCACCTTTTTGAGCAAAGGGCTCATTCCGACTAGAATTGCACGCAACACGCGCCAGGTTCTTCCAGCCCATCATAAACCCTCGATCGTACTGAAAAATCTCTCCGGTTTCTAAATCTTCGACCTGGCAGTAGGGGTCTTGCTTGTTCGTTTTTTGGCCAAACGCTTGTTTAATTTTAAACATCGTTTTTGCCTGGGGAACGACATCAAAGTTTTCGACGCGAGATAAGACAGTCGGTGATATACCGGTTAGCTCAGCTAACTGCGCCTGGGTCATACCTCTTTTTTCGCGCTCTTTCTTAACGTCCACTATTCTTTCCCCTACGGAAACTTTGCTCTATTTGGTGTTATGGTCATGGTTTCAAAAAATAGTCCAGAAAAACCTTTATTTTATTGAAACTTTTTAGGTTAAGTTATTGAAATAATTTATTATATGTGAGATTTCCACAAATACATAGTTAAAATTAACCCATTGTTTTTGTTGTATTATTTTTAGCCAAAAACGCGAGTTTCAAAACGGGTTTCAAAAATGCTCTTGAAACTTCACTTTCCATAACTTATCTTCACTCTCAGTTACCAGGGAGGAAAGATTATGAAAGCTCGCAAATTTCAAGGCCACGTTTTACCGCCATATGTTTACGTTAAGAAAAAGATTTATCTTTACTTTAATAAGGATGGCAATCTGGTAAAGCTGCCAACCGACCCATCGTCGCATGAGTTTTACGCTAAATATACTGAGTGCCTTAAAGGCGAAGTTGTCGGCAAGTCGAGCAGAACAATGGGCGAGCTTTCTCTCAAATATTTTGCGAGCGATAAATTTAAAAAAGTGGCAGGGTCTACCGCCGCCGGATATCGCTCAAAAATTAAGTGGATCATCGATCGCTGCGAAACCGTCCAGGTTAAAAAAATGAAACGCAAAGTTATCATTGAGATGCGCGATGCGCGAAAAGATCAGCCGGTTACTGCCAACGCGACTTTAACTATGATGAAAATTCTTCTGGAATATGCAATCGATCTAGATTGGATTTCATTCAACCCTGCAAAGGGCGTAGCAAGTCTGGAAAAAAACGCAGAAGAGCGCGAGCCGTGGACCGACGAAGAAATCGCTGCGTTTCACGATCATGCAGATCCGCGCGCATCGTTGATCCTGGAATTGCTGCTTAACACCGGCCAGCGCCTTAATGATGCCCTGGCGATGAAATGGTCGCAGTGTTACGACGATCCGATCGCCGGCTATGGCATTGAGGTCCAGCAACGCAAAACTGGCGCAAAGGTTTTTATCCCTTTTTCTAACAGGCTGAAAGATGCCATCAAGCGCCTGGACAATCAAATCGATCGGTCGGGGTCAGATTACATCATCGTGAACAAAAAAGATCCAGGCGAGCAGCTGCCGGTAATTACATGCCAGGTGCTGATGGGCAAAGTAAAAGATAAAATTGGTGTTAAAAAGACGCTGCACGATCTGCGTCACAGCTGCGCACATCGCCTCGCAGAGCAGGGTCTGTCGGCCGAAGCCATTATGTCTATCACCGGCCATACATCAGTCAAAATGGTGCATCATTACTGCAACTCATCGAAGCAAAAAGCCCAAGCAAAAATCGCTATGGCAACGATGGATCAGGCGGCGTGAATGTTTGCAAAATATTGTAATTAATTAAATGCAAACTTTTACGACCAATCAATTTCTCCAGGGGCGTCATCACCGATGGCGCCCTTATCTAACACAAGCTCGATTTTCTTTCCGTCTAAGACAACTCTATAAACTTTCCGGCCATCCTTTTCTAAGAGCCGGATTGCGTCGAGCGCCTTTTCGTTTGTCTTGATGTTCATTCTTCTGCCTCGATCCGGCTCTTGTATCGGTACAGAACCTCGATGACGCGCTTGCGGCTCATGCCCTTAAAATTCATGCGTCTGCAAATATACTCCGTGTTCTTGCCCTGGCGCGCTAATGAAATAATTTCTTTCGTCGTGCCAATCATTTCACGCCCACCCATGTTAAAATCGCTAGGCGTGTTTTGCTTCAGCTTTTCAGATGTTCCATCGCGCTCACGCGCGCGCTGCCGCTCAATCTTTGCTAGCTCAAGCCACTTAGTTGCTGCCGACATCTATAGCTCCTTATTTTCGACTTCTCTTAATTTAGGAAGCCTGTATTTTTTGATGTGTCCTGGTCCGGTTGGGAGCCGCACCAGGCGCTTCTTTCTCACCAGGTCACCGATCGCCGCCTGGACCGATCGGTTGCTGATCTTAGTTTCCAAACTGATGTCGTGGCAGCTGCACACTCCAAGCTTTTTGACCGCATCAACGATGTTGTCCTGCTTGCCCCTGGCGCTTTCTGAAACGTGCCCCTCTGGATCGTCGTAGTAGACCGACATGTTGCGCCGCATCCGGCTATTCTCAACATCGACCAGTGGGCGCAGCTGCTCAGCATATAGTTGCTCAATCAGCTTTGATCGGGTGCGCTTCAGCGCCTCGATCTGGTTGGTTAAAGAGAGTATCTCGTCCTTTGTTCGCGTCATCATAAAGCTCGACTAGCAGACAAGCGTAACCGATAATGTCCACGACACTATCGCGCTTGTACTGGTTGATCAGGCGGCTGAGCTTGAGATCCATCATCAATAAACAGATTTCCCACGGCTCAACCTGTCGGCCAAAAGTTTGGCTCCAACGCTCCGCAAGGCGCGTAAAATTCTCTAATCCCCCGTAATCTTTTTCGCGGTCACCGCAAATAAAATCCAAGGCTTCCAGAGCCGGCGCTACGCGCGCAGCCCTCTGTTCAAATCGATCAAACCCCGATTGTTCGGTCATAGATGCTCTCCAGCTGTCTCTTTTCATTCACGCGCGCCATGATCTCGCGCACAATCTCTGCGAAGCCTTCCAGGTCACTTTCCCAAACCGTTTCTTTGCGGAAATCTTCATTGCCCATAGCATCAGCCAAAGCGGCCAAAGAAACGGCCACACGCACCGGTTTGCGGTCGTATTGATAAACGACTGCCCAATGCTTCTTTGCCTCATCAGCGGCCTTCTGAGCCTGTCTGATCCATGCCGGTTGTGGGCCATTGCCCTTGGCGTATCGCTTGCACTCGACGATGAACGGGAACTCTGGGTCAGAGCAAATAACATCTCCCAGGTCGCCCTGGCGATACTGCTCGATGTCGCGCTTAAATGTCATCGACATGCCAAAAAGCAGCGTAAAATCCTGGCATATCTTTCTCTCGAAATTCTTGCCTTTTTTATTGCCATCAACCATTGGCCGGCTCCGGCCGCTGTGGAGGCCGTATGCTGTGCAAAGGCGCCAGGGATGGCTTGGGTATCGCCACCCGCACACACTGCTCTGGTAGGCGCTCATATGCATTGTTCTGATGCGCGTGCGAGACGCAATCATCGAAGCTGGCAAAAGTCAGCATTACTACAAAAACGACATCAGTCATCGTCACTATATCCCCCGTAATCGCGCCAATCGCCGGCGTAATCCTCATCCCGGCACTCAAAGCAAACCTCGCCATCGTCGCAGCGAGCGCAGCCGTCAGCCTCTTCTATCCACCCGTCATCCATTTAATTTTTTCCTCCAACTCTAGGTTGTGTGCCATGACCTCAGACAGGCTCTGGTTTAAGCGCCCATTTTCCAGGCGCTGACGTTTGATCTTTTTGCGCATGTCATTTGTGCGGCCAAACATTTCGGTAAGCTGCTCGTTCTTTTTTGATAGCTCAGCCTGAAGCCGCTCGATCGTTTCCAAATCAGTCATCTCGCTGCATCCAATCAGCAAAAGTGACAGCGCCCTTCGTGACATCTTGGATGCGAACGATCGCGGATCTGCTCGGCACTCGATCGCCAGAAAGCCAGCGGCTGACAGTGCCAGGCGCAAAGCCGGTTAGCTCCACAAAATCGCGCTGCCGACTTTTCGATAAATCCAAATATTCTTTAAGCGTCATGTGTCTGCCTAATTTTTCGTGCGCTTATTGATACGCATCTGTTTTTCCACTTTAATCAACTTCTTGCCTGAATGGTAAAATACATATTGACGAATAAATGTAAACTGGAGTAATGAAAAGTTGATAAAAAAAGAGAGCAGTAAATAATGTGTAAAAAAACAGTGATTAAAGATGCGCTAGGTGCGATTGCGCTTTTCTTCCTTTTATATGTCAGCTTGAGCCTACTGACATGAGCGACGAAGTCGCAAAGCGCATCAAGCGCGTAGGCCAATTAATCCAGCAAAAAGTCGATCAAGAGGTTCAAAATAACCTTCTGCACGACGAATTGTTGATGCGCGCATGCGAGGTTCAACAGCTGGCCGATATTCTTTTAGAACAGGCGTACACAAAAAATGAACGGCTTTGAAAAGTTTGGCATTGGCCATTTAAGCGCGTCTTCGATCAACCTGGCAAAGAACGCCCCAGACGTGTGGATGACACAAAAGCTAGCCAAGAAAAGATTTCCTGGTAGCCCCGCAATGACCAGGGGGATCGCAATTGAGGATGCTGTTGTTGCCGCATTGGCAACTAACGTCACGGTTGAGCAAGCAATCGAGATGGGTCACGCGCGCTTCGACAAACAATATCCGATCGGTGACATCAAATCGACCAAAGAGCGCGCGACGATAGATCCATCTGTGCGGCTGAGCGTCGAGGCTCTGCAAGAATACGGCAAGCCTGACTTCGACCAGGCAAAGGCCGGATCTTTTGGCCAGGATAAAATCTCAATCGCAACACGCCTAAACGATGGCTCTGCGATTGAGGTGATTGGATATCTCGATCTTGTCTATGCCCAGCACGGCCTGGTCATCGATCTTAAAACCACCGGCCGCATGCCCAGCGTGATGAGCGCGGAGCATCAACTTCAGCGCGCGATTTATGCGCTCGCACGCGGCAACCAGGTCGTAAAGTTTTTATACGTTACGCCAAAGAAATTCTCATTCCTGGAAGATGGCGATCCCACCACAATTTTAAGGATCGCCAAAATCCAGATCCAGCGCCTCAATGACTTTTTGCTGACATGCGAAAGCGTTGAGCATGCGCTCTCCATCGTTCCGCACAACCCTGACAGTTTTTACTGGAATGGTGCGGAAAAAACCCGCGCCGAATTATTCGGCACTTAAAACAGAGGAAGGTAAAATGCTTCAAGATTATGAAGGACAATTGACTGTCGAAAAGTCACGCGAATTATTGAGAAACAATCACACAAATCGGCCGATCAAAAGCGGTGTGGTCAAACGATACACGCGCCAAATAATTAAAGATCGTTGGACGGGAACACCGGTTCCAATAATTGTTACAGAAGCGGGAAGGTTAGTCGATGGGCAGCATCGGTGCTTGGGCGTTGTCGCAGCCGGAAAACCGATCCAAGTTAAGTTTTCAATAATTCCTGATGCGCGGTATGAAGATGTTTATCGCGTGCTTGATATTGGCGCATCTCGATCGCTGTCAGATGCCCTGAGAGCCGATAAAAACGTAGTGCAGCCTGTTAGCTATTTACTGCGCGCAGCCATGACGATGTCTGTTGTTGAGGCTGACGATATTGAGCCATTTTTAGACAGTGAGCTTGGTGATATTTTGACCAGGTTAGTTGCGATAAAATCATCGACTACGTTGTGGCGAAAAGCTAATTTTCGTGCCGCCACGGCGATGGCAATCTTAGCTGGTAAGATTGAAGAAGAAAAAGCTGTTGAGATTGTTGAAACACTTTGCGCCGCACCAATAACAGATTGGCACCCGCTTTTTGCAAAGCTTTACATGCAATTAACAGGTGATGGCCCAAAGGTCGTAAACGGTCGCAGCTTGGAAAGCGACTTATTCATGCGGTCATATTTTGTTTTTTCCAATTACGACAGAAACTTGACGAGTATCCGCTGCTATCAGTCATTCCGCAATATAATGAAGGCAGACGTTTTTTCTGCCCTTTATCAAGCTTCCCCCGAAACATTCGATTAAGAAAGGATTAAATAAATGAATATCGATATGGGTAACAACTCTGGCTCCGGCACCGATCTTTACTTTGGTTGGGCTCAGAAACCAGGCGTCAACTTTAATCACAGCCAGGTGTTCTACATCAATTTATCCGGCCAGCCCAAAGAGGTCGTAGATGTAAGTCAGGGGCTCGTCTTGGACACGACTGAGCTTAGAACCGGCTGGCAGGATAGCGAAACGAACAAATGGCAATTCAACGCCTCAGTTTCGCAAATGCAGCCAAAGCCAGGTGACGGCTGGAAAAAAGGTTTTGCAATGCCCTTGGCTGTTGGGGCGGGCAAGGTCGCAATGTGGATGGCATCAGGCGCCTCTGCCTGGGATATGCTGGGCTACCTGGGCCCACAATTATCTCAGTGCCCAGAGGTCGGCCATGTGCCGCTGGTAATGTATGAAGGACCAGCTGAAGGCCGCTACGAAAATAGAACCTGGGTTTACCCCAAACTAAAGGTCCAAAGCTGGATGCCGCGTCCTGAGAGCCTTTCAAAGCGCAATGCAATCGACTTGGGCACCCCTGCGCCTGTCAGCGCCATGCCAGCCCCACCCGCGCCAGGAATGATGCCACCGGCAACGCCAGCCCAGGCGCTGCCACCCATGCCAGCGTCAACCCCACCAGCGCCAGCTGCGCCGGCAACAGGCACAACTTACTTCTAATTTGCGCGCTTTCCTCCCTGTGTGCGCAAATGCGCCGCGCTGATTTTTGTAGGGTTTAGTCAGCGCGGCTACTTGGCCGGTGGGCTCATGTTTTTCTCCAGACACTCCCACCGGCCCTTTTAAAAAATAATAATGAGCAAAAATGATGGACATGAAAGAAGCCATTTTAGATTACACAAAACGGGGCTGGAAGATATTTCCGGTTGAGCCAGACGGCAAAAAACCAGCCAAGCGCAAAAATGGCGCAAGGCTAAAATTCACAGATGCTAGCACCGATGTCGATGCGTTGATCGCGTACTTCGAGGCGCATCCAGACGCTAACTTGGGGCTCAACCTGGTTGATAGCGGCCTGGTCTGCATCGATGTTGATGACTACAAGCCTGACTGTAAATTCCAAGAATTTATGGTCGGAAAAGACATGCCACCAACGCTGACACAAAAGTCGGCATCCGGCGGCACGCACTATCTTTTCGAGGACGATAAGGTCGATCAATTTCCTGGCGAAATGTGCGACCAGGTAGATATTAAGCACAAAGGCTATATCCTGATCGAACCCAGCAGGATAGACGGCAAGCCATATGTATGGCAGACCGATGATGCGCCGGCAAAACTGCCATCCTGGGTGCCTCGCAAGTCAACTGCGCCGCTTCTGGAGCAAGGACAGACAGGACAAAAACCGGACATGTCCAGCTTGTCTGGCATCCACATAGATTTGGCGCGCGGTACGGTGAACCCAAGCGATCTCATCGCGCAGATCCAGGGCGGCAATAACTGGCACAACAATATTGTCACCCTGGTGGGCTACTACGTTAGCCAGGGATGGTCAGCGAGCCAGGTGCATGATGTTACCGATGGATTGACGCTGTCAGGCTGGTCAGTGGATCAGACGCGCCGTGAGGTGCAGATGGCGTATGACGGGGCTATCAACAAAGGCTACATGCCGATCGTGCCCAAGGCGCCAAGCGAGCTACTCAAAGCACCGGCAACCGCACTATTAAAAGCACAAGTAAGCTCGCAGCTGCTCTATCCAGGCGATGCCAGGCCAATCCTCACAAGTAATTACCTGGTCAAAAGATGGCTCGATCGAGGCACGACCAGCGTGATCTACGGCGAAAGCAACATAGGCAAAAGCTTTTTCGTGATGGATATGGCCTATTGCGTGGCAGCTGGCATTGATTGGCATGGATACAAGACCGTGCAAGGACCGGTCCTCTACCTGGCCCTGGAAGGCGGCTTAGGCATGGCCAACAGGCTCTACGCAATCCAGCAAAAATACGGACGCAATAACGTACCGCTTGCTGTCAGGCGTGCGCCGCTCGATATGCTCAACAGCGATGAGGATCTACAAACGCTGGGCGCGCTCATACAAGAGGTCCAGGACCAATATGGGCAGCTGGCCCTGATCGTCATCGATACGCTCTCCAGGGCGCTCGCTGGCGGCGATGAGAATAGCTCAACCGACCTGGGGCGCATGGTTAAGGTTTCAGACGCTGTGGTAGAGCAATCCGGCGCGCATGTAAGCATGGTCCACCACTCAGGCAAGGATCAGTCACGCGGAGCTAGGGGCCATTCCCTGCTCAGAGCGAGCGTATCAACTGAAATCGAATTGACCAAGATGGACGGCATAAGCTTCGCAACCGCCACCAAGCAGCGTGACCAGGAGCCAGCTGAGCCATTTGCTTTCGTCTTAGACAGCATGGACCTGGGAAAAGACCAAGACGGCGATGCGGTGACCACGGCAGTGGTCAGAGCAGCGTCGGAAGAGGATGCCCAGGAAGCTAAGCAAAAGAAGCGGCCAGGCGGCAAGAACCAAATCACAATCTGGAACGCCTTCAAGCAGCTGAAAGCCGACAATGTCGGTCAAGCCAATCCTAGTGGCACGGGATGGCCAGAGAGCGGCGCATTCTGGTGCATTGAGGCTGACCAGCTGCGTGATTTCGCCAGGGGTAAGATGAATACACCCAACAGCCGGACAGCTTATGACAAGGCAATGGACGCGCTGTTAGGCAGCGGCCTGATGGCCATGAATGAAAACCACGTTTGGATAACAACGAAGGAAGGACGGCATCATGTCTAATATGTTACTAGTGCGTGAGCTATTGGTTGAGGCAAAGAAGCGCACCGCCAATCAAGAGGTGATCGATCTAATCGACCAGGCAATCGCTAATAGCTACCGCGAATATGTGAAGAGCAGAGCGCCGTGCGAAAGCCAACGCATCACCAGGCACTTGGCTAATCAGATCCTTAATGACTATCGCACAAACGAAAAGCAAAGCTGCATGACATTGGCCAAGAAGTGGCAGGTAAATGCTGGCAGAGTATCGGAGCTAATCAGTGGCAAGCATGAATATTCTTAGGTGTAGAAAAAATAGAAATTCTACACTTTTTCTACACCCGCAAAGCGTAGAGGAAATAGAAAAAGCCTATAAGGCTTTCTATATTTCTACGATGCACCGGATTTCTTCTGATGGATGACATCGTAGAAATGGGGATGTTGTATTATGATCGGACAGCTGGCGAGGGCAAAGTCGGCATGAATGTTGGTTACCGCGAAATGGACCTGACGATCCAGAAAGACATCATAGGTGATTACCTGAGATTGCTTGAAGATGAATATCTCAGGCTTACTAGCGGTGCTTTGAAATGAGGGGCGCGTACAAGGCCAAAGGAAAGGCCAGAACAAAGAAGTTCGATCGGTTATTAGAACCGGCCGCGACAAAGGAAGAGATCGAGGTTGACCTGGCGATAGCCGGCTTCGATCGCTGGGTGCAGCATCTCAATCAGAAGTGGGGCGTCGATCGCCTGGTGCAGCTGGTAGAGCCTGAGATGGCTCATAGGTATGGCCAGGCATTGGGCGCGCTGAACGATGCACTCAATGCATGTGATGCAGCCCAGGCAAGGCACTGCGCTGATGATTGCATTCGAGGCATGATCAAGATGGATGAGATGGCAACAGCTACCGGTGCTGTCGGGGCAGACGCTAGCTACTGGGAGTTCGAGGTGGATGGCGTGCGCGCAGCGATCTTACTCGACCAGGATGCGTGGCCGAAGGTATCAGCTGATCGGCCTGACCTAGAGCTAATCACACTGCATGAGGTTGGCGTGTATTACTCGCACTGGCGCAAGAGCAAGTTAGGGGAAGCGACAGGTGTAGTGAAGGCTGCATTCCCTTCGGCTCAAGTTACTAGCTTAGATCTACCACAGCGTGACCCAGCTGATGATCCGATCCCGTTTAGCTAGGACCAGGGATTTGCACATTGGCACAAATCCGCGCGCGTGTACGCGAGACGGGGTATATGTGACATCAAATGTAACTGTTTATGCTACATAGTCTTAATGATATCAGTGGGTTACAAGGCATGGTTTCAAAAGGGTTTCAAAAGCGGCCGTTTTCCAGGCGATTTCAGAATTTTACCCCCCCCCAGGGGGGGTGCCTGGCTGAAAAGCTGGGCAAGTAATCACGCACAGAATTTTCGCCAAACAATGCGCTGAAAAAAAATTATGCGTAAATTGAAAAAAAAGGATCACTTATGGCAGGGAAGAAAAAACATCGTACCCTTATGGCTATTATCGCGGAAACCGGCGGCGTCGAAAAAATTTTTGAGGAAATTTCAAACGGTCGCACCATCGCCTCGATTGCCCGTGAATTCCAAGTATCGCGGAACATGCTTTCCGGCATCCTCAATAAGTCGGAATATCGGACCCAGCTGCGTGAGGCGCAACGCCAGGGCGCGGAACAGCTAGCGGACGCCGCTCTGGAGATCGCTGACAACGTGCCGGAAGAAAGCGCCGCGATATCCAAGGCGCGCGAGCGGATAGCTGTGAGGAAGTGGATCGCTTCCGCAATGGATCCTGATCGCTGGAACACGACCAGGGCCAATCAACAGGTCCAGGTGAACATTCACGCGCAGCACCTGGATGCGCTGCGTAAGGTTCAAAGCGAGGTGATCGAGCATGAAGGCGACTGAGGTGATGGATTATTTGCGCTGGGCTGATGACTTTGCCCTGGTATGCCGCAAGGACGATCGTCTGGTCACGCTAAGTGATGTTGGTGAGCGGGGGATGTATCACATGCTGATCCTGGCGGCTGATTGCTTGGCGCAAGAGAGTGAAGAGGATTTTGATGAAATCTTAGAGGCGATGCATGAGGCTGATGGGGCTACGTTTCACTGATGCCGGAAATTAATGCATTTGAAGATTTTGTAAGGCGATACCGCAATCGGCCTGTCTTGTTCGTTCAAGAGGTTTTAAATTGCGAGCCTGACCCTTGGCAGAAGGAATTGATGAATGCGATTGCCAGCGGCGAGCGCCGGTGCAGCGTTGCCAGCGGTCATGGCGTTGGCAAATCTACTGGCACATCGTGGTTGATGTTGTGGTTCTTGCTGACCAGGTTTCCGGTGAAGGTTGTCGTAACGGCGCCGACATCCAGCCAGCTGTTTGATGCGCTGTTTGCGGAGCTAAAAAGATGGGTTCGGGAGATGCCGGAGCCGTTGCAGAAGCTTTTAAATGTTAAGTCTGATCGTGTCGAGTTGATCGCTGCGCCTAGCGAGGCTTTTATTGCGGCGAAGACCAGCCGGAAGGAAAGCCCAGAAAGTTTGCAGGGCGTACACTCAGATCATGTACTTTTGTGCGCCGATGAAGCCTCTGGGATACCGGAAGAGGTGTTTGCGGCATCCGCTGGCTCGATGTCTGGCGAGCATGCCCATACGATTTTGCTCGGCAACCCTACGCGCGGCTCTGGGTTTTTCTATGACACGCACCATCGTCTTCAAAAAAACTGGTGGACCAGGACGGTTAGTTGTTTGGATAGCCCGAGGGTATCATCTGAATATGTCGAGGAGATGCGCGAGCGATATGGCGAGGGCACTAACGCGTGGAGGACAAGGGTCACTGGCGAGTTTCCGGTGCATGACGATGACACGGTGATACCGCTGCATTTGGTTGAGAGCGCGATGCATCGTGACATTGAGGCGGCTGACGGCGTGACGGCGGTTTGGTCGTTGGATGTTGCGCGCATGGGCGACGATGCGAGTGTGCTTTGCAAGCGTGTCGGTCGGGTTGTGACTGACATGCGCGTCTGGCGCAAATTGGATCTGATGCAGCTGTCTGGATCGGTGATGGCTGAATATGAGGCGTTGCCGCCCTCTGATCAGCCAGGGCAGATATTTGTGGACAGTTCGGGATTGGGCGCTGGAGTGGCTGACAGGCTCACTGAGTTGGGTTTGCCTGTCCAGGGGATCAATGTGTCCGAAAGCCCCTCAATGGGCACTCAGTACCTCAATTTGAGGGCAGAGTTATGGTTTCGTTTGAAGGCGTGGCTAGAGGCGCGTGATTGTCGATTGCCGCGCGATGAAAATCTATTGAGCGAACTTTCTGCCCCTAAGTATAGTTTTACCTCAAGCGGTAAGATAAAAATCGAAAGTAAGAGCGATATGAAGTCACGCGGGTTGAAGAGCCCCGACATGGCTGACGCGCTTTGTTTAAGCCTCTCTGGGGATGCGGCGATTGCGTTGCACGGGTCATCTGGGGCGTCGAGATGGAATAAGCCTATACGGCGAAATCTGCGAGGTGTCGCATGAATTACGGTAGCAAGAAACCAAAGCCTAAGAAAAAGCCCAAGGGCAAAAAATCAGGCATGTTTAAGTAATGTCTCTTTACGAGAACATTCAGAAAAAGCGCAAGCGCATAAAGGCCGGATCTGGCGAGCGGATGCGCAAGGCTGGATCTCCTGGCGCGCCGACTGCCAAGGCTTTTAAGGCTGCGGCTAAGACGGCGAAGAAAAAAGCCAAGAAGAAATGATTTTCGGTGCGCTCTTTTTGCTGTGTTCGCAAACTGAGTGCATGACGGTTGGCAGTCCGGCTTTTGGGTCAAGAGAGCAGTGCGAGCAAATGGTGCAGCGATTTGGTTTGCAAGCGGTTGTTAGAAAAAACCCTGGCTATCGGATCGTAGATTATCGGTGTGTGAGTTTTTTGGATGAGCAAGCGTAAGAGTGGCCCAAGCCTGTCGGTCGGGCGCGGCGAGAAGCTTTCGGTAAAGCGCGGCGGTGGTCTGACTGCCAAGGGGCGCGCAAAATATAACAAGGCAACGGGGTCAAATCTAAAGGCACCGGCGCCTAATCCTAAGAGCAAGTCTGAGAAGGCCAGGAAGAAATCATTTTGCGCCAGGTCAAGATCCTGGACGGGTGAGCGTGGCAAGGCTGCTAGAAAAAGATGGAAGTGCTAGATGGCAAAAAAAGATAAAGAGAAAAGCTACACATCGTTTTCAGATATGTTTGACGGCGGTGGCCCTGGTGCTTCTGGCCCAGCATTTGAGGGCGGCGGGATCATTAGCGCGATTGGTAATAGCCTGGGTGGTCCTAAAATCTTTGGCGGTACGTTTGCCAGCGGTGATGATGCCCCTGGCGGTGGCACGCGGATCAAGCATGAGCAGCCGGTTCCATTTATGACTGATGCGTTTGACGGCGGTGGTTTTGGATATTCTGGCGATTATTTTGAGGGTAATCCTTATTCGATCTTGGCCAACATTCTGGGCATAAACCCGATGGGCTCTGAGAATATTGCGCAAAATGTTGCGCAAGATCCGCAAATCTTTACGCCGCCAGTGCGGCCTAACATACCGTTTGCAACAGCAACAAATCCTAGTGATACAAATGATCCAAAAGCGGCAATAAATAACCCCTCTGTGTATGAGAATATGCCGGCGCAAAATAATACCGGCATCCCGACTTTCTCTGAATTTACTGAAAGCCCAGGCGTTAAGTTTTTAAACGCCAGGACACAAATGCAGATGTATGACGCGCTCTATGGTCGATCGCAGCCGGCGGCGCCATCGTATTTCTCTGGAATGGATGCTAGCGGGGGAATGCGGGTATGAGCATTTACGATCAGCTGACAGGCGCGGCTCAAAATTACCAGGATTTTAGAAAGCGCGGTGGTTTTACTCCCCAGCTGTACGGCATCCTAGAAAATATCGGTGATAATGCCAGCCAGTTTCTGAGCCCCAGAGGGCGCCAAGCGGCCATGAACGTGGTTGAGGTTGGCGATATGCTTAATCCGGTCGGTGACACGCTCGATGCGATGCAAATGGCTGGTGAGGGCGATTATGTGGGCGCTATGGTTAATGTTGCTGGCGTTGCTATACCAGCTGGCATTGTGAAGCTTTATGGCCCTCAGACGGCTCTTGCAGCGGCAAAGGCGATCCAGGAAACTTTGACCGGCACTGGCGATAGTATGGCTCAAGTCGGATCTGATGTTTATGAGGCATTTATCCAGCGCATGAACCAGCCTGGCGAGATGCCGACGGTAAACGTATTCGCAGGACCGATGGCAAATCTTTCTGATATGCAGTCTAACAAGGCGGTAAACGCTGAAATAATGTTGGAAGATAACGTAAACCCTAGAAAAGTATTTGAGGAAACTCAGAGATTTATTGGGGGCGATAATATTTTGCGCTTTGAAATACCAGATCAAGCTTCAAAATTAAAAAAAACAGATACCGGCACCTATAATTTAAATGAAGTTTTAGACCATCCTGATCTATTTGAGGCTTACCCGTTTTTAGAAAATATGCCGGTAACATTAACAGATGATTTAAATGCGCGCGGCCAATTTGATCGTGGAAATAAAAGCATAAGTTTGCTTTCGGACAGAGGTGAGGATGAGATTAAATCAACACTATTGCATGAGGTTCAGCATGCCATTCAGGACCATGAAGGTTTTTTAGGCCGTGGTAGCTCAATTGAAAAACCATTTTTAGGCGCTGACCCATTTTCTTCATCTCAAGCAAAATCTTTTGCACGACAATTATCTGAAAGCTCGCAGTATGCGGAAAATTATTCAAAAGCTGGAAAATATCGTGAAAAAAGCATGGAATTGCGCCCGCTCTATACTGCAAGCTATTTAGATAGTTTAGATGCTATTATCAATCGAGCTAGAGAAGGGGGCGAAAAGCCGCGTGACTTGCCCCGTTTAGGTGATTGGTACAAATATAGCGATAGGATAAGAGGTCAGCTTGGGGTAATGCCTCAAAAAAAAGGTGCGGATCGAAGCGCTTGGGTGGCTAACGCAGCTTCTTTGATGAAAAAATATCACTTAGAAGATTTAAGGCCATATGAGCGCTTGCAAGTTGAAGATACTTTTAATCAGTTACCAAGCGCTAAAGATCGAAAAAATGCAGTAAAACGCACTGAACGACAGCGCGACAAATTTCGTGAAAATGCCGGAGTGCTTGAGGCTCTTTTGAAACGTATCGAAAGCGCAAAAGAAGTTTCTTATGACCCAGTAGAAGCATATTATCGTAACGCTGGAGAGGTCGAAGCGAGAAATGTACAAAACCGTGCATCAGGTGATAAATCTGATATATTGCCATCTGCAACTCAAGAATATCCTTATGAAAAGCAAATATTCGATTACTTCGAGGCTGATAAGAAGCAAAGGCTGCCCATTAGAAGTATTTATTACGACTTAGGCGCACGCTGATGGAACTCCTCAATCAAATAATGACCTGGATCGTGGCACCGGTAGCCGGCTACGTTTTC